CCTTGAGGTGTACCTGATTGACAATAGCCTTGTCAGTACCCGATGGGAAGAACACGTTAACACTCTGCCCCTGACATATAAACTCTTGTCTTTTAGCTGAGTGCTCGACGACCCACCCCTGATCGAGTTCAAATGCTGTCTTAAATGTAGCCTTCTCGTCGTCGGAGAGGAACTCCAAGTGCTGTACAGAGCCTTCATTCTCAAGAATACTTTGCCATACCTTCTTAGTGTTCTTTCCTTTATCATCTAAGAGTTCCTCCAAGTATGGATTACGAACCGTGTGAGATCCTGCTCTCGTCCTATGAACAAAGCAATTAGATATGCGAGGCTCAATTGAGGCAGAGCAACCGCATAGGATACTACTGTTAGCGTTAGGAGCAACAGCCAGAAGATGCATATTACGAACACCAGTACCACGTCCATCAGGACACTCACCACGCTCCATAGCCAACTGGTACGTACTGTATTGAGCCTGCTGTTTGATCTCTTGGAACATCCGGTAGTTTTCACTAGCGGCCTGCCAAGATTCCCAAGCTATCCCTTTGCCTTGGAGGTAGCCGTGGAAGCCCATTGCTCCGAGGCCAACTGAGCGTTCTCTGTAAGCTGAGTACACAGCTTTTGATAATTGTTCTGGTGCGTTGTCAATAAAGTATTGAAGCACGTTGTCCAAGAATCTGATAAGGTCTCCAACCATTCCAGTTGTTTTCCAGTCGTCGTATCTTTCGAGGTTGACTGATGAGAGGCAACAGACTGCTGTGCGTTCTTCATTTGTTGCGAGATGGATTTCATTACAGAGGTTGCTCCCCATAATGTTGAGTCCAAGCCTTCTTTGAGCTTCTGGTAAACCTCGTCTGGCTGTGTCGATAAAGTTAATGTAAGGACTCCCAGTTCTGAAGCGAGCTTCAAGTATTCGTTGCCAAAGCTTACGAGCTTGGACTGTATCTCTGACAATTCCTGTATTTGGGTCTGTAAGGTTCCATTGTTCATCATTGATTACCGCCTCCATAAAAGCGTCAGTGACATTCACTGCATTAAAAAGATTAAAACATTTACGATTGATGTCGCCACCAGTCGGTACTTTAAAGGATATGAACTCCTCGATATCAGGATGGCTTACGTCCAAGTATGCGGCGTAAGACCCTTTCCGTGTCTTCCCTTGTTTGTACGCAGTCATCTGACTGTCCACTACTTTCATGAACGGGATCGGGCCCGGAGCCTTGTCGCTGATCCCTCTCACGTCTGACCAGTGCCCACCCACACCGCCGCCCTTTACGGAAAGCCATGCTACTTCACCATTATGATCAATAAGGCTATCAAGATTGTCCCCCACGTAAGTAAGGAAACAACTAATAGGCAAGCCCCTATTACCTCTGCCATGTTCAGGTGCGTTCGACAGCACAGGTGACGCAAACATAAACCAACCTTTACTAGCGTAGTCATATATGCGTTGTGCCAAGTCAAGGTCACCATAGCAATAAGCCACTGAAGCACGCGCAAAGGCTTGCTGAGGAGACTCTTCATGCTCAAGCATATAGTAGTCGCGCATGAGAGTAATTGCTTGTTCACTAAGGCGATTGTCTCTTTCATAATCAATCGTTATCCCAAGGTGTTGACTCATCTAAATCTATCTCCAGTGCATCTTGTTGTTGTTCAATTCGGTCAACAAAACGTTCTACCAAATCATCTGAAGTAATCTCTAACACTTCCATTAGAGTTACTTCATCAAGGTGTTTTAATTTATCTTTAATTTCTGAAAGGGTAAGCATCTATTTTACCACACTTCTTTTAACTTGTCAAGGTAGTGTGAACATTTTTCTAAATCAATCTTGCCACCTTTGTCTTGAAATCTTGATATGTATTTGATTACATTACCAATTAGGTATCCTTTGAACTGCTCTTCAGTTAGGACTACCTCCATATAGTCCCAAGGCTGAATAGCTTTTTGATAGTGAGTACCCCCAATTTGATGGTTGCGTGCGATCTCGTGTAGGTCAGGCATAACGTTCTCTCAAGTAGTTGATAGACACAGGCATCTCATCGAATGTCCCATCTTGTACTTCATGTAGCATCCAAATACCAGACCAAGATCCATTAGTCTGTGGGTTCAGATACTCTTCATCATGTTGATAATAGATACCTGCAAACAAACCAGTAATACGTTTACCATCTGCACGTCTAGCGTAAGAGATTGAGCGATCTTGCACGTGTCCCATTACACAACTCATGTGTTGCTTGTTGATCAGCGCATTAGATGAACTGACTGGTCTACCCATCACACCACTAACAAAGTAATGACTGTAGCATACACCATCAATGACAACAGGTTGCAAGAAATCATACACTTCCCATCCCATCTCTGTCAAATATAAATCATCAAACGACATTAGCCCTTCAAGCTTTGGATCAGCATTAATTGCTCTAGCAATACGATACTCATGATTGCCTAGTGTAAACACCATACGAGGGTTCCATTGCTTGTGTCTATTACGGTGTAGTCTTTTACGTTCCTTCTCAATTGGTTCTAAGAATACACGCATCGCTTCAATGCCTGCGTTGATATCATTAATGTAACGCCTACCTTCAAATGACTTCTTACCCACATCATAAGTAGATAAAGAAGGCATATCAAAGTGATCGCCAATATGTACAATTACATCTGGCTTTTTCTCGACGGCATATTGTCCTGCCCAACGCAAATGATCTGTCGGATTTCCCGGCTTGACTTGCGTATCAGGTATCACCATATGTTTCATTAGTTTCTCCATTGTGGTTAACGGCGTTAACCATTGCCAATAGTTCAAAGAAATGTTCTGCGTCTACGACTGCGAGTGGTCTCCGTCTATTCTCTTTAACGATGACAAGCGGTTGTGCATCGCTTCGATTGTTGCACTGGTCAACATAACGATAGACTCCAACTCGCGCAAGCGACTTGCATTCGACATCATACGCGAAAGACTTGTAAGCCAAAGGACTAAGCTGAACATCGCTACCACTAACGCCCATGCTTGTTGATCTAACATCATCACTCTCCAGATGCGGATAGGTTTGCAGTATTTGTTGTGCTGTCCACTGCTGTAGTTTCCTTCCCTTTGCTTTTGCACTCTGTGTTTTCATAGGGAGGTTCCCATATCTCTCCGCGTTTACGTTGTAGATGCAATAAGATTCCATTCTCAATTGCTCTTTCTTTACTGCCTAGTTGCTCAACGCAAATGTCAAACATCTCACGTTCTGATTTATCACTAAGCAACTTCTTTGCTTTAACTGGTCCGATTCCTTTCACACCGATAATGTTATCAATCCTGTCACCTGTCAAGAACTGACAGTAAAAGTTAAGTATACCCTCCTCTTGTGTAATGTAGTACTGCTCATCCTTAACAAAGTTGTAGTGCCATCCTTGCACTTGATCAAAGTCTTTATCAAGAGATACAATAATTGATTCGTCGCCTAGTTCAGTAGCGGCTATTGCAATCTCATCGTCTGCTTCACAATCAGTGGAGGTGATTCCATTCCAAGAATAATAAAGGTAATCACGCAACAGAGAAAGATGTTTTGGTTTTTCTGCTTTGCGGTTACCTTTGTACGGAGCAGTGACTGCAACGTCATGTCGGAAGTTGGTCTTACCAGTAAGGTATGTAGTCCATGAAGAAACATCGACTCGAAACATTACCAGATCTTCCATGAAGGAGGCCATCGTCCTGATAGCCACATCTTCAGACTCCTCATTTGTTGCAAACCCAATACGATAGCAAAGGATATCACCATCCACTAATGCAATCACAAGGTCTCTTCTTCCTCAGCTTCTGGAACATACTCGTGAAGATCAGTAACCACAAGCTTGACAATCCCAAGAGACATACCTTTCATGCCTGTAGGATTCGTCCAAGAGTATGGCTTAACCATAACATCTGCGCGAGAGCCGTTGCCCACGAGAACCTCTGGCCCTATCACATCACCGCTTTTGTCATACGGTTTGATCTCATACTTAGATGATTTACATGTGACAAAGAAGCCTTGCTCTGGTTTCTTCTCGTCATTAGACTTAATAGAAACACCTGACTGCTCAATGGCTTCAATGTGTTCTGGTGATAAATTACACAGATCTACTTGAAACTTACCTGACAACTTGTTGCGCTCATAAAGATGAGGCCAATACAACTCGACATTAGAAAGTTTAAATACTCCACTCATTACTCATTCTCCTATAGGTGAGTCATTTCTTAGACATAGGGACAGAAGGTATAGTCTCTATGAATATTCTATATTATAGCACTAATATGTATCAGTGTGTATCATACCAATTACATCCAATCTTACTCTCTGCATCTACTGGGCATCGAAAGCCCAAGGTAATCCCTGCTGTTCTTGCGGAGTCAACCATGATTGACGCAACCTGTTCGCCATACTTCTCCTTTGTTTCAATTTGAATTTCATCATGTACAAATGCAACCTGTTGCACAGGGAATCGAAATCTTTTAAATCTTTTGTGCGCTTCAATACACCACTGCTTTGCAATGATAGCCCCGCAACCTTGAAGGAGGCTGTTGAGTGCGGCATGCTCAGATCTAACAATGATCCTTCTACCATCCAACCCAGACACGTACCCTTTGCTCGCCACTTTCTTAACTTTTTCCATAAGTCTTGATAGCGCAGGGGTGTTAGCATAAAAGCGCGACAACACCTCTTGCCCTTCACGCGCACCTCCCCCGACAATACTACCAATCTTTGCGGGTCCTGCACCGTAAAGGGTTGCATAGATGAGAGTCTTAGCCTGCGGTCTCGTAATGCCTGCGGCATCTGCGTTCTTCTGATGGATATCTCCATTCAATAATTCCTCTTGCCATTCTGCGTCTTGCATATAATGCGATAGACAACGTAGTTCGATACCAGACAGATCAGTACCAACGAGAACATTACCTTCCTCAACAGTCCACAACTTACGACAGTCGTCACCATACTCACTGTTGACACTAGGGATCTGTCCCATGTTTGGTTTCTGGTGTGTCATACGTCCAGTCACAGCACCGTTGGTAATCACTCTGCCGTGTACGCGCTCATCATCCTTGACACTATCAAGCCATGACTCAATCAACCCTACACGTTTCTGTATCATTAGATACTCAGCAATCAGTTGTGCTTCTGGTTTGTCAATAGACTTGAGTGTGGTCTCGTCAACTATGATACTGCCTTTCTCAGTCGTCTTAGTAAACTTAACACCAATGCTCTGCAACCTTTCTGCGATCTGTTGCCTTGACCCCACATTGAATACGGTAACCTTGTCCTTGAGTCTCTTGCCTGTTTTCTCTGACCAACGTTCTTCCACAATAGGAGGGAATACAGTTTGCATCTGGTCAGTAATAAAAGACATGCGATCTTTAAGTTGAGCCAGTAGCAAGACAGCTTCCGGTACATTAAGTTTAAATCCATTGTCCTCTTGCCTCTTCATAATCAGAGCAATCTTGTGCTCAAGCTCAACACTTTTACCATACTCACGCAACTCTAGTTGAAGTTTGTGAAAGAGTAATCCAGTGACATGTACATCTTGACGACAATAATTAATCATCTCATCTGTCAAGCCGCCGTCAAAGTCAGTGAACTCATCTTTGTAATCACCAAGTCTTTCACCCCATGCACGCAGGCTATGCCCACCCTCCAGTTGTGGATTCCATAACCTTGACATCACCAATGTGTCACGAACTTTAGAGAGGGGAATCGTTACTCCCCAAAGCCGTGACAACACTGGCCCGTCAAACCCTATGATGTTGTGGCCTACTACGATGTCAGCATCATCAATGTAATACTGTAAATACTGTGGTGTAGTGTACACAGTAGTATGATCCTCGTAGTTAACCACACAGCACCATATTGTATCGTGCGCTAGGTTGGTCTCAATATCTAAGACCAGTACTTTCTTATTACCTATGCGCATTACAACTCCTCTTCTTCAACCTCTACCATTCTTCCTGTATGTTTTGAATATAACAAACTACAACATGGCCCTGTCGTACCGCTGAATCTATTCTTTAGTACACGAACCTTTGTGGTGTTCCTCTCCGTCTCATCCTCTGCCTGACCGTTACGCTCAAGACCAATCACCATGTCAGATAACTGAGCTATAGCACCAGAGCCACGTAGCTGTGCCAGTGATGTAGCCGCACCTTCCTCGTGTCCTTTGGTATCAGGACGCTTGAGATGTGACACCACAATCAGAGCTACACCAGTCTCTTGGACAAGCATACGCAGTCGCGTCATGATTTCGTCTATAGCTTTTCGTTCGTCTCCACTGGCTTGAGCAGATACCACGATGCTAATATGATCCAGAAAAATATAACTACACCCCAAACCTCTGGCAAGATATCGGACACGATTGACAATGTTATCGACGCTAGTACTACCGAAATGATCAAAGAGATAAACACGGTCAGTACCGAGAGTTTTATCAAATGCTTCACGCTTCTCCTCCACGGTTGCTGTTGTATCAGGTAAATGTAACGGTTGGTTAGCCGCAAGAGACATCAAAGATAAACCTGTCTTACGCACAGATTCCTCTAAGAACATCAAGCCTAGACTGTCATCCGTCTTGTTCAGTATATGCCAGACAATCTCACGAACAAACTGAGACTTACCTAGCCCAGAGCCTGCAGTAATAGTTACAAGCTCGCCTTTACGGATGCCATAGGTTAACGCCGTTAACCCTTGAAATGGGTAGTCACAGTCAGCAGGAGCTAACGGCTTCATCACATCATCGTATAGACTACTACCGACAACAATACCATCAGGGACATGCTGTTCTGCTGACCACCACTTGTCAGTAAACTCCTTCATCTTTTTGTTGCACAGGTAGTCGCACGCATCTTTCATGCCATCAAGATGTCGATACACTTTTGCTTTAGCTCCGAACATCTCAGCAACCTGTGATGCCGCCTTCTGTCCCGGCTCGTCTGCGTCAAAGCAGATAACCACGTTGTCAAAGGAATCGATCCATTCATAGTGCTTGCGTATATCTTTGGCGGCAGAGCTTGCACCATTGCGGATAGAAACCACCGGATACTTAGACCCAAGCATCTGGTATGCCGCCATCGCATCGAACTCACCCTCGACAATGGTGACGTACTTACCGCCCTTGCTGAAGAGATGCTGACCATATAGCTGTGCGTCTTTCCAGTTGCCATTAACAAAGAACTTCTTATCAGCAGAGCGTACCTTCTCAGCTATGACATTGCCCTTGTCATCTGTGTATGCGAATCCAGTCGTGGAGTCAAGTGAGTCATGCATACACTTGTAAGCTTTCGCTGTCTCACTGCTGATACCTCGACTGATAATCGTCTTGTATAAACTCTGATTGTCCCATGCAAGCACAGGCTTGCTGTCGTGTGTTGTTGCGTGCATTAGTACCTCGTCATGGTTAACGCCGTTAACGTCTGTTGTAGGCGGTCTACGTGCCTCACAAGAGAAGCAATGAGTCCACCCGTCATCGTTCATTGCAAGAGCATCGCTTGATCCGCAATCATTGCATGGTAGGTGCATCTTTACAAAAGGCAATCTCGTTCTCCTTGTACATTTTACTCAACATACTGAGTGCATATGATTCTTTTGGATCACAACAGTAATCCGCAAGAGATTCTAGCACACGCAATAGACCGTGTTTGTAAATCATTTCACAACAATCAGTCAGTACTATATGTGCGTTGTGCTCTTCCATCGCAAGAGTAAAATCATCTATAGGTATATTTAGATCATTCATCTATATAGTCCTTCTAAGTAATTGTAAGAGATAATTATAATAACTATCTCTTACGATCTATAGAGAGTATTATATCACAGATCTTCCTCCATGTCTGCGATTTCGTCAGAAATATTAAATAAATCCATACGCTCTTTTACTGCAACAGATCCACTGATCTCTTTGAAACAAAAGTTACACAGGTCAACAAACTCTCCTGACTCAGCATATTTGCGTGTAGATTCAAACTCATTGAGTGCGGTATTACAACTGAGGCATCTCATATGTACTCCTTAAGTATAAACATACCGCGATAAGGATAACATAGAAAAGTAACATAGTTCTGATTCTGTGCATCATAGCTTCCAAGGTTTAGTGATAGACCAATGGAGATATGGCACACAGCCAGACCATTGCTTTTCAAATTCCGTCTTGTCATATCTAGGCATACCATGCTTAGGTCTTCCACGGATCTCACCGCAATACAGTTTCAATAATTGTTTGTTGCGGTTTACATACGCACGAACACTTGATGCTTTACGTCCAATTGCTTTACCAATATCAGCAGAGCTTTTACCCTCTGCTAACATCTTGCGCATGATCGTAATATGTTCTTCTGACCAAGCAGTCATTCCCATTACATTAATCCCTCCTTGCAGTCTTTTGAAAACCAAATCATGAGTAATCTACCTCTGTTAAACCTATCTCATCTGGACCTTGGCGTTCGATGTCACACCATACAGATCCACCGTTTATACAACCTGACAGTATCTCATCAGCATGATTGTTAGCTAATATACGAGACGCAACTGGATCGAACTCAACATCTTGTAGATGCCATGAGTCAGGTATGTCATACCCTCTTTCAAACTTCCAGATCGCAGTGATCTCGTAGTCATTGTCATCTGAGTCATACCACCAGTGAGTACATGTATACTCCTGTCCATCTGTAAACATACTCATTTCTTATACCTCTTTAACCAACACAATGCGCAGTAGTAGAACGCATCGCGCTCTACCACATCTGCACGGTTGCCACAACGACAACACTTATCCATAGTATTGACTACACTGACTATACATACCCTCGACCTCATCACGGGTCATGAACTTTGCATCGTAGTCTGCAACATCTTCTGCATCTAACCAAGCATCTTGTGATTCACCATTTGCTCGATTGATACCTAAGAATAGCACACGTCCCGCATACGGATCAGGGTATACATCAGGCGCGTACCAGAACATGCTTTCTGTATACAAACCTTCATCGTTGACATAGATTGCGTCACCGCCCTCGTCATAGCCACCACTGCTGAACACTTCACATTGTAGCAACCGACGAATGTCACGCCAATCTTCTACCTCAACGTTCTTGATTTCCTTCTTGTAAGGATCTACTAATACACCTTTCATTACTATTTCTCCAGTAGGTCAACTTTAAGCTTAACACTAAACCCATCAGGCTCATAACCTAACTCACGCAAATGGTCTGCAATTGCATCGAACAGAGCCATACATTCACGATCTGTCAGGATCATGCCTGCACCTATCTCAAGGCTTACAAGCCCATCATATTGAAATGTCATCACCAATCTCCAAAGGTTAATGGCGTTAACCGAGTAACGCCGTGACATGAAACTCAGATACCGCATTACCATCAGCAAAGCGACCACGATTGCAAGGCTTCCACACTAACTGCTCGCACCACGAATCCCATAGCTTTGCAGTACTGCGGTTCTCCTTACACAGACCAACATATGTTACCAACTTCTTGAACTTAGTCAAGTCTTTTGCTGTTGGTGCAAAGGTAAAGTCTTTAGGGTCAACCTTACGATACCGCCGCAAGTTATGAACATCCATACAACCAACTCGACCGAACATCATTTGCATCACAAATCCTGCTTTGACCGCACCAAGTCCCGGCACTTGCACTAACCGCATCAGCATGGCGGCATCCTTGGTGTCTTGTGTTCCACCCAGATTTTTCTTTGGTGTAGTCCACAGTTGCATGAGGTCATCGTATAACTCTTGACCGTAGTCTTGCAAGTAGTTATGGGTATCTTTCTTGAATCCCCAAACATACTGTGAGTTAACGCCGTTAACCTTGTAGTCATCCATTTGTGTTTTCAATGTGTGAAACGGAGTCTTCACAGATAGCACAACAAACATAATACCCATGCTCATTTGCTCATGATTAGACTGCATGTATTCATTAATGATTGGGTTGTGTGACTTAAACATAGTATTATTCCTCGTCAAAGAATTTATTAAATAGTTTTTCAAAGAGGCAACTTGCGATGCCAAAGTATAAAGAAACGATGGCGATAACCGCCACCGTCCCGAACAACATGTCCATATCAATCATTGTATTCATCCTCATCCGTTGACAAATCAGTCAACGCAATAGCCGAACAGTATTGATTCAAGAACGTGTCCATCGCAACCTCAACAGCACAAGCATCTTTGTATGAAAGAGGCCCAGTCAATCGACGCAATGTCCAGTACGAACCCCACAACGGCGTGCTAGACCGAACGTTGTATGTGCCGTCTGACTCCGCTCGCGTGTACTCGTTAAGCTTGCGAACAGTCTTCATTTCATCGACAACACAATCGACCCATGAATTAATCAAATCTTGTTTTGTTATAGCCATCACTAATCCTCCAATGGTTAACGGCGTTAACTTCACAATCACCAATCGATACAACTCTCGACTGGTGAAACCAGTATATCACAAATAAAACCCCGTGTCTTGGTATGTCACAGAACACAAATCGACCCACGAGTTTTTAATTTTTTTAGATTCAAAATTTTTTTTCAGACAAAAAGAAAGGGGCTTTCGCCCCCTCCTCGGATTATGCCACTTCGTCGAGTATCGCATCGTTTAGCGGCTTCAGGCCCTTGTTGAATGCGGCGCGTATCTTTTTCTCGTCCGCTCCTTTCTCTTTCGCTTTTTCGATAAGCTTACGGAATTCTTTTTCGATATCGAATTCTGGCTCTGGCTTCTCATCCGATAGTGCTTGTCTACATGCTTTCGCGTAGTCGCTGATATCGTTTGATGTCATCCCTAATTCAACAGCCATTTGTTTACATGCTTCAGGATTCCAAAGTTCTTTATCCTCTTGTCCTTTGCGAGCGCCGATTGAGAATTCCATGATGCATTTACGATTTGACTTCAGAACCTTGACGCTGTTCTTGCTCATACCTTGCGCAATACAGGCAGACTCAAAACCTTTCAAGTATTCCTCAATTAATGCGCTATTCAGGTTAACGGCGTTAACCATAGCTATCAAGTTTTCGCAATGTGATACACCTGCTTTATGAGATGCAAGCGTCATTGTTACGTCATTGTTTAAGAATTGTGTGATTGAGTTTTCCATTTGCTTTTCCTCTTCGTTGTTAGCGGGTCGACTCCTCAACCCATAAGTAGATAATACTCTCATTGAGAAAGAATACAAGTACTCTCGCAAATTATTTTCATAGGTTAACGGCGTTAACCAGAGGGGCCTAAATTGAATATATATGGTGGGTCTAATAGGTGCTACTCAGACACTCACACTCCGCAATTTTCGTGCCAACTCTGAAGACTAGCAAGAACTATGCCAGAATTTTTCATGCAAGTACTGTGCCAACTCCGAAGGGGCGGGGACACCCCTGTAGTATTTGCGTAATATAGTGTACCTACCTAGATACAAAAAACAGTGAAATTAGAATGTTAATAAGAATGATTTGCATTTGCGTATAAACTAATTAGGTTATTGATATTAATAGTAAAAATCAATCGCGCACTGCGGAGGAATACCTATGGAAACCCGCCTAAGAAAGGAAACTGTACTGATTATTAAATTAATACTTGACAAATACTCAAAAGTATGGTACAATATATGCACTAAATAGCTGCAAGAGAAACACAAATAGTAATTATCTTTTACGAACCTCTTGCAGGGTTTGTTGCGAGCTACAGAGTACTGTATATGACAGAGAATACTCAACCTAAAAAAAGAGGGCGTCCTCCTAAATCAGTTGTTGAGGCTAAAAAAGCGGGCAATCGAGGAGTACGTGGTAGACCTCCCGGTGATGCGGCGGCAATTAATGAGTTTAAAGCCAGATTACTAGCTAGTCCAAGATCTCAAAAGGTACTGGATAGTATTATGAACGCGGCATTAGACGATGAGCACAAGAATCAAGCGGCGGCATGGAAGTTATTAATGGATCGTATGCTACCTGTAAGCTATTTTGAAAAAGATAAGAATAATATGGGAAGATCCAGTGTTAGTATCACGATTACAGGTGTTGGTGGCGACACAATAATTACAGGTCAAGATGATATTATTGATGCAGAGGTAGTAGATGTCGATAACGAAGAATGAATTAATTGAAATCGTTAAAGAAGACCTTATTCGTCACGAAGGTTACGTTACAGAAATCTACTTAGACTCTGAAAACCTACCTACATTTGGTATTGGTCACCTTGTTACAGAAAATGATATGGAATATACGTGGCCTGTAGGAACACCTGTGACTGATGAACGTATCCTTGACGTCTTTCATAAAGATTGTGATGTTGCGTACACAGATGCCTGCGCTCTTGTCTTAAACTTTGCAGGGCAAGCTACAGACGCGCAACGTGTCTTAGTCAATATGGCGTTTAACCTTGGCAGAAATCGTTTAAGTCAATTTAAAAAATTTTTAAAGGCTGTCAACGAAGGTAAGTATGATAAAGCCGCAGACGAAATGGTTGATAGTAAATGGTATCGTCAAGTAAAACGGCGTGGTGAAGAACTTGTGGAGATAATGCGTGGCATATAAAGTACAGTCAGGTGACACATTAGGACGCATCGCGCAACAAAGCGGTTTCAAGCTAGATCAAATTCTTGCATTAAACCCAGAGATTACTAATCCTAACAAGATTCGTGTTGGTCAAGACATTATTATGCCCGATACTTTACAAGATGAAGTAGTATCATTGCAGTCAGAGTTTGATCAGCCTATTCAGCCAAAGCCTGTAGAGCCTACAACTCTTGATGATTTAATTGACCCTATAGAAACATTCACAGAAACAGAACCGCAAAACCCTATTAATCCTATTGCAGAGATTGGACAAGGTTTAGTCAATATGTTTATCCCTAAAGCATATGGCGATGCGGACAAAATACCAGAAGACGTTCAGTTAAAAGGTGGAGAGCCTCCATCAGTTGAAGCAATTGCTGATATCTCTACAGCAAAGAACCCTGCTGACATGGCAATTAAATATCTTGGCATTAATGAAAAAACTCCTGAAGGTGCAAAAGCAGTCCGTGGATTTTTTGATAATATTGGGCTAAGTGCGTACGGTGAAGAAAAAACTCCTGAACAATTTGCGCAGGACACTCCTTGGTGCGCTACGTTTTTAACCCAAGTCTTACGTGATTCAGGGATTGATACCATGAAACTACTTGGTACAAAAGATCCGTATGTTCAAATGAGAGCAGAGGCTTACTCTAGAGCAGGTACTGGTGTAGACATTGCTAATGTTAAGCCCGGTGATATTATGGTTAAGTATCACAGTAAAGAAGATCGTAAAAAATTCGGACTAGGAATAGGTCACGTAGGAGTTGTGGCTGAAGTTAAAGATGGTGAAGTTTATTATATTGGTGGAAACACTGGGGACAAAGTAGAGCTATCATCATATAGTTTAAAAGATAATGAATTTGATTTTAGACGTGTTACAGGTAAAGAAGATATTCCACCTGAATCGCTACCATCATTGTTGGAATTACGCGCAGGTAAAATAGGCCGAAAGATTGCCAACAAAGTTTCAGAATTTTTTAGTAACATTATTAGCTAATGGAATTAAATGTTGAATTGCTTCCTTGGCAACAAGAAGTCTTTAACGATCCTACTCGATTTAAGATTGTAGCCGCAGGAAGACGAACAGGAAAGTCACGACTAGCCGCGTGGCAGTTAATTATTTACGGCTTACAAACGGAACGTGGGCATGTGTTTTATGTTGCGCCTACTCAGGGACAAGCGCGTGATATTATGTGGCAGACGTTGTTAGAGTTAGCACATCCTGTTATCAAATCATCACACATAAACAACTTGCAGATTACGTTAATTAACGGGTGTACCATATCCCTCAAAGGTGCTGACCGTCCAGAAACAATGCGCGGTGTCTCCCTTAAGTTCCTTGTTATGGACGAATATGCGGATATGAAGCCTAGTGTATGGGAACAGATTCTACGTCCTGCGCTTGCTGACCAGAAGGGTGATGCCATGTTTATTGGTACGCCAATGGGGAGAAACCACTTTTATGAACTCTACCATTACGCCACGTTGGGCGATGATGAGAGCTATAAGGCTTGGCATTTTACATCTTACGACAACCCACTCCTTGATCCAGAAGAGATTGACACAGCTAAAAAGAGCATGTCCTCTTATGCATTTCGGCAAGAGTTCATGGCATCGTTTGAAGCTATGGGGTCAGAAATCTTCAAAGAGGATTGGATACAGTTTGATGAAGATGAACCTGAGCATGGTGATTACTATATTGCAGTTGACCTTGCGGGTTTTGCGAATGTTGAATCAGCAACCAAAAGTAAAAACAAAAAGCTTGACCAAACTGCAATTGCCGTTGTTAAAGTAAACGAAGATGGATGGTGGGTTGCAGATATTATACATGGCCGTTGGGATATTAAAAAGACTGCAAAAAAAATATTTGATGCTGTAGCGCATTATAAACCAGTAGCTGTAGGTATTGAAAAAGGTGCGCTCAAGAATGCGGTGCTTCCTTACTTAACTGACATTATGAAATCGGGGCAACGATTCTTTCGTGTAGAAGAATTAACGCACGGTAATAAAAAGAAAACTGACCGTATTGTCTGGGGCTTACAAGGCCGCTTTGAACATGGTCAGATTATTTTAAATAAAGGAGACTGGAATTCACAGTTTCTGGATGAACTGTTTCAGTTTCCAAATCAATTAGTGCATGATGATTTAGTCGATGCTCTTGCATATATTGATCAACTAGCAAAAGTAGTATACTACTACGACTACGAACAAGATGACTTTGAAATACTAGACCCTGTAGCAGGATATTAACAATGATCTACGAAAACACAACTATTGATCCTACGTCATTAGAAGGATGGGTAATGCACAAATGTGATCAATGGCGTGATCACTATGAGTCTAATTACTCTGAAATATTTGATGAGTACTATAGGTTATGGCGTGGACAATGGGCCGCTGAAGATTCAATGCGTGAATCAGAACGGTCAAGAATTATTTCTCCTGCATTGCAACAAGCTGTTGAATCTGCTGTTGCAGAAGTTGAAGAGGCTACGTTTGGACGTGGTAAGTGGTTTGATATTAAAGATGACTTTGCTGACCAACAACCAATAGATGTTCAATCATTACGAAATCAACTTGATGAAGATATGCAGTTTGTTTCAGCGCGTAAATCTATTGCTGAGTGTTTGATTAATGCGGCTGTATTCGGTACTGGTATTGGAGAGATTGTTTTAGACGAAGTTATTGAATACATTCCTGCAACTCAACCTGCACTTGGTGGAGAAATGCAAGCTGTCGGAGTGTATGAAAATACTAGAACTGTCGTTAAACTACGTCCAGTCATGCCTAAAAACTTTTTGATTGATCCTGTTGCCACAAGTATTAATGAAGCATTAGGCGTTGCAATTGATGAGTTTGTTCCTCTTCATCAAGTTATACAAGGACAGCAACAGGGTATCTATCGTTCAGTAGATATTCAATCTGCTCCGACAGATTCTGATATTGAACCAGATAACGAACTTACAATGTATACAGATGACAAAGTTCGTTTAACAAAATACTATGGTTTAGTTCCTGCTGATTTGTTTAATAAAGCAATTGGAGAAGATGAAGAAGTTGATGGGTACATAGAAGCTATTGTAGTTATTGCAAACAACGGCATTCTTTTAAAGGTAGAAGAAAATCCTTACATGATGCAAGATCGTCCAGTTATTGCATTTCCTTGGGATGTTGTTCCTAGTCGTTTCTGGGGACGTGGTATTTGTGAGAAAGGCTACAACGCTCAGAAAGCATTAGACACAGAACTACGTGCTCGTATTGATGCTCTTGCTTTAACAGTACATCCAATGCTTGCAGTTGACGCATCTCGTTTGCCTCGTGGTGCTAAAATGGAAGTGCGTCCGGGCAAAGCTATTTTGACCAATGGTAACCCTGCAGAAATTTTACAGCCGTTTAATTTTGGTAGACTTGATCCTAATACATTTAATCAATCTGCTACATTACAACAAATGGTTCAGCAGGCAACAGGTGCAATTGACGCGGCAGGAATTCCTGGGTCTATCAATGGAGATAGTACAGCCGCCGGGATTAGTATGTCGTTAGGCGCAATTATTAAACGGCATAAGCGAACTTTAATTAACTTCCAAGATTCATTCTTAATACCATTCGTTTATAAAACTGCTTATCGGTATATGCAATTTAATCCTGAGTTATACCCTGCAAAAGATTATAAATTTATTGCAAGCAGTTCATTAGGTATTATTGCGCGTGAGTATGAAGTGACGCAACTTGTACAACTTTTACAAACAATGTCACCTGAGTCGCCTTTGTATCCAGTGTTAATTGAATCGATTATTGATAATATGAACTTGTCAAATCGTGAACAATTAATTGAAATTATTCGCAAGGCAAGTCAACCAAACCCACAACAGCAACAACTACAAACTCAAGTTGCTCAAATGGAGATGGCACAGAAAGAAGCAACAATTCAAAATATTCAAGCACAAACAGCAGAGATTATGTCTCGTGTTGAACAAAATGCAATTGAAACACAGCTACTTCCACTAGATTCTGAAACTAAACGCATGGCTGTTATTGCAAAAGGTATTGAATCTGATACTGATAAAGAGTTTAAACAAACTGCAAAAGTTGCAGAACTTGTTTTAAAAGAGCGTGAAATTGAAAATAAGGCAACCCAATGATTACTAAACAAGAACTAGATAAAATCTTGACAGAACTTAACAAGATTCTAGCCAGTATGAATAAGCGTTTAGAAGTACTTGAAAATACCCGTACTGCAAAAGTAACAAAAACTCTTGACAAATAAATAAAATTGTGGTATAATAATTGCATGTATTACAGGAGAAACTCTATTGAGTCCTGAAGAAGAAAAGTATTATGAAAATTATCTTGACTTATTTTTACATCCGGGTTGGAAACAATTTGTAGAAGAAGCTCAAGAAACTCTTGATACACAGATTATTGAAGATATTAAGAGTGAAAAAGAATTATTCCATTTGCAAGGACAACGTACAGCATTATTAAACATCGTGCGCTTTGAGACTGGAATAAAAAATGCATTTGATATGGAGTCTGAGAATGCTTAGGCGATATGATTTCAAATGTACCAACTGTCAACATATTGAAGAACAATGGGTAGATTCATCTGATGAGTTTGCTACTTGTCCCCAATGTGGTGACACCGCACAGCGGATAATCTCTAGTGTCCGAACACATTTCAAAGGTACAGGTTGGCCTGATGCCGATGATGCGTGGGCTAAGGATCACGAGAGAGCCGCTAGACAATAACATATCCATAATGCTACGGCACGGAGTTTAACAATATGGCACGTTTTTTAGATGAGAGTCCCGAAGAACTAGAGGACGGAGAAGAATACTCACCTATTGAAGAAGAGCAGATGCCTGAAGAGGCACAACCTGCAGAACCAGAAGAGATTCAAGAAGCACAAGATGAAGACATCCCTGAAAAGTATCAGGGCAAGGACATTAAAGATATTGTCCGAATGCATCAAGAAGCCGAGAAACTTTTAGGTAAACAATCTTCAGAGGTCGGAGAACTCCGTAAGATAGTTGATGATTTCGTTAAGACCCAGATAGAAGCCAAGAATAGCCCACAAGAAACTGTCGAAGAGTTTGACATCTTTGACGATCCTGATAAATATATTGAACATAAATTAGCAAATCACCCGAAGCTTAAAGAAGCTGAAGAACTGTCTAGAGCTATGAAGCAACAGCAGATTTTAAATCAACTTCAAGCTTCACATCCAGATTTTGAATCTATTATTACAGATGATAAGTTTGGTGAATGGGTTGCTAATTCTAAAGTTCGGACTGAGTTATACCAACGCGCAGATCAAAAGTTTGATTTCGATGCGGCTGATGAGCTTCTCACGTTGTGGAAAGAGCGTCAAAACATTGTTAAAGAAACTACTGAAATGCAAGAAGTAGATCGAAAGCGTCAGCTTAAATCAGCTTCTACTGGTAATGCAAAGGGATCAGGAGAGTCTCCAAGTCGTAAAATCTATCGACGTGCTGATATTATTAAACTTATGCAAACAGACCCTAAGCGTTATCAAGCACTCTCAGATGAAATTATGCTTGCTTACCAAGAGGGTCGTGTCAAATAGTGTTAAGGAGAATTTAACATGGCACTTGGTACTAACCACGTCACCAATACTACTGGTGCAACTTTCATCCCCGAAATTTGGAGTGATGAAATTGTCGCGGCATACGAGAAATCACTCGTACTTGCCAATCTTGTAAACCGCATGCCTATGACTGGCAAGAAAGGCGATACACTTCATATCCCTAAGCCTACTCGTGGCAATGCATCTGCTAAGTCTGCTGAAACTCAGGTAACACTGATTGCGGCTACTGAGTCAGAAGTGCAAGTTACAGTAGACAAGCATTACGAGTACTCACGTTTAATTGAAGACATTACTGATGTACAGGCTCTTGCTTCTATGCGTCAGTTCTACACTTCAGACGCAGGTTATGCTCTTGCAAAGCAGGTCGATACTGACCTCTTTACACTTGGAAAGCGTCTTGGAGACGACAACGGTTCCGGCACTGACTGGATTCACAGCAACTCATTCTACATGGATGCTTCTACAGGCCTCACAGCCTATGCAGTAGACACTGTAGTTCCTGCTGATATCTTCTCAGACTCAGGCTTCCGTGCCGCTGTCAAGCAGTTAGACGACAACGATGTTCCTATGGACAATCGCTTCCTCGTTGTACCACCTTCAGTCGTTCAGACTATCCGTGGTATTGATCGTTACAACTCTTCAGACTTCGTATCTGGACAGCCTGTAGCAAATGGAAACATTGGATCACTTTACGGTATCCAAATCTATGTTTCTACTAACTGCCCTGTTACTGAAACAGCCGCTGAAAACGCCGCTACTGGCGGTGGCGAGTTAAAGGCAGGTATCCTTGGTCACAAAGATGCTATGGTCTTCGCAGAGCAAATGGGTGTTCGCACTCAAACTCAGTACAAGCAAGAATACTTGGGTGATCTGTTCACTGCAGACACACTCTACGGTATTCAGGTATTGCGTCCTGAGTCAGCTTTGGCATTGATCTTCAACGCCTAAAGCAATCTAGGGGGTCTATTCAGGCCCCCTTCCTAATTCAATACACTGGAGATTTCAATGGCGATTTTTCGTGGTTCAGGTAGTGCATCATCAACATCAGATCAAGCTACAATTGATGAAGTAACTCAACAAGCTACTAATGCCGCTAGTTCGGCTACGTCTGCGGCATCTTCAGCGTCTTCTGCCGCAAGCTCTGCGTCGAGCGCATCAAGCTCCGCAAGCACTGC